CTCAGTTGGAACGATATCATCTAACCATGCTCTTTTTACACCACCGTCTTCCATTTCGTATTGTACATAGTTAGGTCCTCTTTTAATAATCTTACCTATACTACCATCTTTTAAATTTTCAACCATTTCATTAATATTAAATATGTCACCTGCATGATAATTTTCTCTAATAATATTTAACTCGTCACTCTCACTACTTGCACTAGGTGGTAACATATCTTCTCTTACACCCATTTGATTTTTCAAATCTTTAAATAGTTTCATTGCGTCTTTCTCCTTTGTGTTCTTCATTAGACCACTCCTAAAATCTTTATAATTGTTTTCTTTTGCGAGTGCTCTCATTTTACTAGCAGACATACCAGTTACACCTTCAGCGTCTGGATCTCTTTCACCTGCACTCACTACATTAACGGTATCAAAATTGTAATCTTTACCGTTGTATTTTTTAATTAGTTTTTTAAACTCTAATACTCTATCACTACCTGCAACCATATAAACATCAGTATATCTTTTATCAAAGTTATTCTTTAATATTTCCATAAATGTTCTTTCGTTGTTTGTAGCGGGCATTAATTTTATACCACGAGGGTATATCTTCTTTAAATAATCTAGTTTTTGTTTTGCTGTTAAAGGATTTTTGTTTTTATCCTGTGAAGCACTAACATACAAAACAGGCAAACCTTTCACTCGTTTTGCCATAGTAATTACTTTGTCAATCAACTTTTGATGACCTACAGTAGGTGGGTTTAAACGACCAAATGCAAATACAACTGGTTGTTTTCTACCAACACTCTTTCTTAGTAACTCTTTTAATGTCTTCATCTTTTTCTCTTATCTGTTTCTTTTCTAATCCATTGTTTTGCAATGTGATTATCTACAGGTTTTTTCACAAACTTGGCAACTTGTTTATATACATTGGTAATAATTTTTTCGTCTGCCTTATTATTATCAATGATAATCATTTTCTGTTGACCAAATAGTCTTTGAAACTTACCTATATTTTGTTGTACAGTATTCCAGTTATTCTTTACAATTTCAGGTGGTACAGTTCTTTCTCTTTCTGTATTCCTTACCATTGCAACTTCTAAACTCGTATTCACAAATACCATATAGCAATCATATCCCATTTGTTTTAATAATGAAACTGGTCTTGCTATACTCTCATAATCTCTACCTGTACTATCTACAACAAGACCTAAACGACCTTGTATGTAATTCTCTAATGCTTTGCCTGTCAATTCTTTGGCACGCAATCTAATTGGGTCTCTTTTCTTTGCCTCATCTTCAGGCATTTTTAAAGATAGACCTGCCTTTTTTAAACCTATTTCAAATGCTCTATCACTATTAACATTCTTTAGTCCCATACCACCCATTACTTTATTTGTAACATATGTTTTACCTGAACCAGGACCACCTGCAAGGAAAAATGCTTTGAATATACCTGGGTCATATAAACCTTCTTTTAAAATAAATGGTATCATTCTTTTGTCTTCTTTTTCATTGCGTTAATAAAACTTCTATATACTGCCGCTTCAGCAGTCTTACCCATAACTCTTGCTCTTTGTTCCATGGCAATCGCTGCCTGAATTTTATGAGCATGAGATTTACCAGACGATTTAATTTTAGCAACACTCTTTTTTGCCGTTGTAACATCTTTAAATCCTAAACCGTGTATTGTACCTTTAGGATTTTCGTCTGTATATAAGTCACTATGTTTTTTAGAATTAGCAGGTTGACCTTTCTTTCTAGGTACCCTTTTATTTAATTCTTTAAACGTAATCATTATTTGTACTTATCACTCTTTCTTTTTTCTCCATCTGAACGAGGTATTAAACCTTTTGCTTTCAAATGTGCTTTGTCTGTAAAACCTGCCTTACCTGCTTTGTGTCTTTTCATTGCGTCAGCAGTATTAGGTGCCTGTTCTAAGTATTTCATTATAAACTCTTTGAAACCTTCTACTTGTGGTCTTACTCTTAATAACGGTTTGTCATTAATTGTTATATCGTTTTTATCATTCTTACCTATCTTTTTAACTTTGATAGATTTGTTTTTAAACTTACCACCTTTGACAGTATCACCTACTTTAATAGGTACATTTATATTTTCTTGTCCTGGTGTATCTTTTTTATATTTGTTTGTTAATTCAGGTGTGCCTAATAGATTATCTTTTTTGTATGCGTCTTTATCTTTCATAGCAAGATTTTGAGCGTCTTCACTTTTTGCTCTATCAAATGCACCTGGTCCTGGATATCCTTTTTCGCCTGGTTTACGTTTAGGTTTACCCTCTTTTCTTCTCTTGTTCATATAATACCAGAGTCCTTTTTTAGCCATTATTTTTTATCCCAATTTTTAGCAGCAGTAAAGTTTTGTACACTAAACTCTAATCTATCAACTAACTTAACTGCTTTGCCTGATTTGTCAACAGCAACATAACCTTCTGGATTAGTTACTTGTAATCCTTTTGGTGTTGTCTTATATGTTCCTATTGATTTTGCTTTGTTTAACTTATCTATTAAAACTTGTTTTGCTCTTTGTAAAGTCTTATATGTAGCACATGCAAAGTATATCTTTTCGTTTTGACTATCAATAAATTTAAGTCCTTCTTTTTGTACTATAATATATTTCTCTTTACCCTTATCAGTTTTCTTACTATCAATTTCTTTTTGTGTTCTATCTAAGAAAAACTTTCTAAACTCACTTGCTGTTTCTTTTGTACTAGGTAAATCAGTTGCAGCTCTAATGAAACTGTTTAGATATGTTTTTAATTGTACACCTACTGATAATGTATTTGTTTCAGTTTTAATTTTGTTTAATAATTCTTTTGATTTTTTTAATGACCCACCTGCCATGTTTAATATCTTTTGAAAAGATTGCATTTCGCCAATTGTCATTGTGGCAACACCAGATACATCTTTATAACTTGCGTCATCAAAGAAGACACTTGGACTTCTTCTTAGTTTAGATACATTAGCACCAAACTTGGCACTTAACTTATCAAAAGTTTTACCTTTATAAGTTGTATGAAATATAATACCTAATTTACTTGAATTAATTTTACGACCTAAACCAGACGCTTCTGGTACCATATAAACAATAGTATTAGGTTGAAAGGATAACATCTGTTCAGATTTACCACTTGATGATTTGTAAGTTGTTTTCTTTACTGTACCTTGTCTATACAATAAGTCACCTTGTAATATCTCTTTGAGACCTAGTGTAGAAAGGTATCTTAAACAATCTTGTAAAATATTTGCAACTTCACCTGTGTGATTGTTTTTAATATCTTGTACTGTATAATTTATTTTAGGTGTTTTGTTGAATACTGATTTTGTACCTACAAAGAATTTGCCATTTTCAGGACTAGGTCCACAAACTATTGCTGGCGCACCGTCCCATTTGACAGTTACATTTACACCTTTAGTTGAGTTACCTGATAATAAGTCTGCTGTTGCTTTTAAGAAGTTGATTGCATTGTCGCCACCTTCTGAACCATTATTAATGATATCATCTTCTAAATGTTCTAGGTGTGTGTTTTTATCTTCTACTAATAAATCGTTATACATCTGTTCTTACCGTTGGGTCAACATCTACTTGTGGTTCTAAATCTAAAAAATCAATTAGATTATTAAAACCTTTTGAAATATATTCCATTATCTTTTTGAATAAGTTAACTATAAAGTCTTTTACTTTTCCATAGATATCTTTGAGTTTATCTAATACACCTTCGTGTAATAATTGTCCCTCAATAGGTCTCATTTCTTCTTCCAGTTTGTCAACTATTAACCCTACGGCAGACCAATACTTGTATTTGCCTGTCTTTTTACCACCAACTTTTTGTGATGATGATTTAAACCTTACTGACACTTTCATTTGGTCAGCAATTTTCTGTACATATGCTTTATCACTTACTTTTTTTAAATGTGCTTTCTTACCATCAAATGATACTGTAAGAAAATGAGTACAACTACCTGGAGATTTTTTACCAAACTTGGTATCACCAGACATTGCTTCATAAGCAAAAGCATTTGAAAAGACTTTGTTCTTTGCAAAGATAGCTTTGAGTTCACCCATTAATTCTTTATGAGCAGCGTTTGCTTTCATAACTGCCTTATCTTTACCTTTTTTAATTTCTTTTCCCAATTCACTACCTGCAACTGAAGCAGGTGCCAATCCTTCAAACATATCTGTTAATTTGTTAACAACTTTTTTCTGCATACCTTCTACACTCTTTAATGCTGTATAGAAAGTTGCAATACTCTCATTACGACCACCACTCATTAACTGAGCAGCACTACCTGATTTAAGGGAGATTTTATTATTTCCTATTGTGAAGTCTGTTTTAGGTGTTTTAGTAGAACCTGGTACTGACCCACCCGGCCAATAACTAGTCCACTCTGGTGTTACATTAATAGTATCTGCACCAAGGACTTGTCCTTTACCTCTAATACCTTTTGCTTTGAGAAATTTAGCGACATTCTTACCTGCGCCTGTAGGTATACCAAACTTAGATTTAGGTTCTTTCTGATTGTTGACAGCTGCAATAATCAGTTCTTCCATTTCTTCACCACGACTTCGTGCTTCAGATAAGTTTGAGTATGTATTAAAACTTAACATTTTATCAATGCCTCCATAATAGTTATGTTACTATTTAGTCGTAGAAAAACTTAGGAAGACCACCATTTACTTTCCATGGTTGATTTTCATTGTGAAAGTCTGCTAGATGTTTGGCGTCTTTGCGAAAGGCAAAGGTTTGTATTCTGCCTCTTTCACCTATTCTATTTGTTTGCCATACTTCAAATACTATCTTGTTACCTTTTCTCTTAGATTTAACTTCTAAGTGATAACTAGTATTGGAAGTCTTGGAACTTCTTGTATTTTTGTTCCGGTGTTTCTTCCTTCGTAGGGTTGTGTTGGACATATTTCTCCTGTTGCTCTGGTTGTATTAGATTTTGTGCTGATTGTTCTATATCAAACAATTTCATTCTACTTCTATCAACGCCAATAATAAACTTTCTATTCATTGTTGGATCGTTATATCTGTTCTTTAATTGTTTGACAAGCATTTGACCTGCCTTTTCTAATTCTTCACTACTAATCAATGCAAACATAAAGTCTGCTGTTGCTGGTAAACCAAAACTTTCAGAGGTATCTTCTAAACCTACATCTGTGGATACAAAACCAGTTCTTGTGGTTTGTGTTGCCGTTACAATTGGCACATTTAATTCTACTGCCAATCCTCTTAATTCTTCAGCGATTGCTTTAATGTAAGTATAACTGTTTACATTACTGCCTGCCTTAAATCTACTTGAAGCACAAATATTAATATAGTCTATGAATATAATATCTGGTTTAAAACTTTTCTTTAATGCTAATTCATTTACTAATGCACGATAATGATTAGCACCTGCACTAGCAGTTGGATATTCTTTGATGATAACTGTACCTGTTGTTTTGCCTTGTAGTTGTACAATCTTGTCGTTAAACATTTTTTTGTTTAACATATGTAAATCTTCCATAGACACATTCAATAAGTTAGCGTCTATTCTTTCAGCAATTCTTTCCTCTGCCATTTCCATTGTGATATACAATACATTCTTATTATCAGATAAGGCAGCGGCAGCTTGATGACACATGAATAAAGTTTTACCAACACCCGTACCTGCAAGAGCAACATTAAGTGTTTTATTTGGCAAACCACCTTTGGTAACTTTGTTAAAGAAATCTAAATCAAAAGGTATTCTGTTTTCTTTCTTATGGTAATAATCAAATCTTTTTTCTATATCAGACAAGTAATCATGCCCAACATTTTTATCAAACGACACAGAAAGGGCGTCTTTCATTATTTCGGGTATTGCTTCTGGTGTTTGATTTTTATTCTTACCGTCTAAGATATGAATACCTTCCATAACTGCGTTATGAATGGCACGGTCTTTACAAAACTTTTCTGTAGTATTTGTTAACCAATCAATGTCAATGTCTTCTTTATTAAGTGTAGAGATTAAATCTACAATAGATTGGTGTTCTTTTTCGTTTAAGTCTTTACGCTTACCAATATCTATTTGTAGTATTTCTTTTGTAGGTTGTTTGTTGTATTGTTCAACAAACTTTAATATTTGAGAAAAAACAATACGCTCATTACGGTCATCAAAGTATTCTGCTTTAAGAAAAGGTAATACCTTTCTTGTATATACTTCGTTATGTATTAGATTTTTGAGCGCTGTCCGTTCTATTCTCTCTGCTGTTACCATCTTTTTCTACCTCTATTGTTAATATGTCACCAATGACATTAATGAAATTCTTATCTGCCGTATCTACGCCACTTGGATTCTCTACAATGTTATACTCAAACTTTAATCTCAACTTATCGTTTTCTTCAATAGGTTGAACCTTGCCATAAGTATAAACAACATCTTTATACACACCATCAGTAATCCTAAAACCTGTAAGGTCACTTTTAGGATTTTCCATGTATGTATAATTAGGAGTTTCCATAACTATATTCTTTGTCTGCAGCTTCGTCTAATTGTTTCATTATATCTTTAGTAAAATATTTTTCTGGATCAGCATATATGCTTTTCGCATATTGTTTAGTACCGTCTGGTAGTTCTATTCTTGTAGATACTTGTTTGAATATGCCATGTTTAACTGCTAAATCAACTAAACCATAGTGTTTATCTAAACCAGTATCGTATCTTAATCTTACATCAACCATCATGTTTTCTTTTGACAATCTGGACTTTTGAGTTTTACAATGTATGATATTACCAACTACATCTGTACCTTCTTTTTCTTTTTTCTTAGATAGATATACAATTGTACTAGCAGCATATTTCAAACCTGAACCGCCACCCATTTCTTTCATTGGCATATATGCACCAACTACATCATAGGTATGATTAGTAATAATCATAGGTACTTTTGTTCTACCTAGTTTTAATGTTAATACTCTAAACGCAGCTTTGAGTATTTGTGCTCTAGTCATATCTCTAGTTTCTTTACCCTCTGCTGTGTCTTCTACTTCTTTTGTTGTTGACAACATACCAAGACTATCTAAGACTAACAACAATGGTTGTCTTTTATCTTCATCTTGTTCGTTGTATTTTTCTAATACTGTTAATGCTTGATGTCTAAACTCTTGTACTGTAGTTACAGGCATAATTACCATACGCCCACTATCAATACCTCTATCTTCAATAAGTTTTTTTGTTAATGCACTTTCACTCTCAAAGTAAATTACACCTGCATTTTTATTATTCTGTAAAAATTCTTTTACCATACCTAGTACAAAGAAAGTTTTACCTGTTGCACTTTCACCTGC